ATTATATACTATAATTAGCCGATTAAAAGAATATTCCTATTGCATTACCAAAATATTTCTATAATATATATCTTATACATAAAACATTTGGAGTGAAATATGGAAAATACATATAAATCAGTATGGGATAATCTTAGTCAGATTGATCTCACTGGAAAAACAGAAATCAAAAATGGTTTTACTTATTTAGCTAATGCTTATGGTGTTGCTGAAATGAATAAACATTATCCACAACATCATGTAACGTGGGGCTTACCAAAAACTTTTGAAGACGGAACAGTGGAAATTTATTGTAAAGTTACTATTGATAATCTCTACAAAGAGATGTGGTATGCAGTTACAAATTATGCGAATAAGCCAATACCTAACCCTAGTTCTTTTGACATGAACAGTGCCAAAATGCGTTGTTTAATGAAATGCTATGCTATTGGGTTTGGTTTAGGAATACAAATATTCTTAAATGGTGAAGCTAAACCACAAGAAGTAGAAAAACCTGATCTTGAAGTTGAAAAGATAGCCAAAGCTAAAGATAAGAAAAAAGCAGTAGAGTTGGCACTTAAAAATGGAGGTATCAATGAAAAAACAAATGAAATTAGACTCGGAGAAGCACTTGAAAAGGTACAATCTTAGAAGTTCTAATGCTTTGAATATATGTTTTGGTACTTATGTTTCAAGGCAAAAGACTTTAGATAATCTTTTAAATGATGTCGTTGAGCCTATCAATGAATATGCACAGAAATTCATAAATCATGGAAATTTGCATGAAAAATCTGGGATAGCTAAATGGATATTGATTAACAAACAAATGCCTACGGAGATACTAGAAGATCAGCATAACTATGTATTGCAAAATGCTTTTAATCTTAAAGGAGATACTGTTGTTGATTTGTCTTGTACTCCAGATGGTAGGTACAAAGATTGTGTATTGGAAATTAAGGCAGGGGCTATGGGAGAGAAACCTCATACTTTAGAGAAAATGAGGATATATTTAGCCCAATGTTGTATCCAACAGTATGTCTTAAACTCATTAGGCATTGAGATAAACAAAACTCATTTAGTTTCATGGTCTTTTAATGGCACTAGAATATGGGAAGTTCAGCGTAATATAGAATTTGAACATTATTTAATGTCGATTCTTGAAGAATTTTCTATAGCTTTAATAGGCTCTGGAGATATTGAGAAGAAACCCAAGAAGTTCGAGGGCGAACACAAAATTAAATTAATCTATGGAGAAAAAGAATGAATGATCCAATACTAAAATCATTAGAAAAAATTAAGAACGACCTAAATCTGAGCGATTCTGATAAAAAAGAAATTATTAGAAAAATATGTGCTGACAGTTTAAGGCAAGAAATTAACAATTTAAAACAGGAGAAGAGAAATGGCATACGATAATAAAAAAGAATTTGCTAGTGGGTTGTATATAAACAGTACCCCGTTAACTAGCAATATTGAAACGAGTAAAGAGAATTTTGTTTTCTTTAGAATTGGTATAAACAAAAGAGAATTAATGGATTACCTGGAGAATAAATCTGCAAATGATAAAGGGTTTATTAACCTAGATGTTAAGCAGTCTGCTAATGATAAGACTAAATTTTATGCAGAAGTTAATAACTACAAAAGAGAAGATAATTCAATAGAGCAAAATAGAAGTGGTGACAACAGACCAACCTCATCATCAAAGTATCTAAAGGATTTTGAGGCAAAGAAAAAGAGAGAGCAATGGGAGCAGTCAAAAGAAGATAAATTTGACGAGCCACCATTTTAATAAGGAGCAATTATGAAACAAACATACTATGAAAAAAATCGTGAGAAAATCAAAATCTATAACTCTGAAAGAAGAAGAAATAATGCGAAAGTGGTCGAAGCCGAACAGTTAAGATACAAAAAAACCAGAGATTTACAAATTTTGAGAGCAAAGATTAGAAGTAAGAAAGGGATCATTAGTTATAGCTTGTTATCTCCAAAAAAGAAGCTAGAGGTCGAAAAATTACTTAAAAAAGAGTTTAAATTAACATTTTTGCCGTAAAAGAGTTGACATAGGAATATTTTGTTAGTAATGTTAAGTTAATACTGTTAGGTGGGAACATACCTTAACTAGATGTGGGATTCCTATTAACAATGACTCTAACAGGTATGGGAGAAAGTTGAGTATTAATGGGATAGATAGGTAGTAATCGTAAGACTGCAGTCGCTACTACTTTAAAGTTATGCGAAATAGATACGAAGTGTATGCCTATCTATCTTAATAAATTAACAAGGTGTGTAATGGTAATGTCATGACAAGTACACTTAATGAGGACTAAATAAATGCCACCAAATCCTCGCCTTAATAAATTAACATTGAGGATATAAAATGGCTAGATTTACATTAGATATACATAATAATAATTTAACAAAGGAAGAAACCATTAAGAAAGTAATTCAAGCGGTTTCTAATCTTGATATTTATCAAGATAGCTTTTCGAGGATAATCTGCATTAATGCTGATTGTGATACACAATTTCATAGTGAAGATTTAGACAAGAACAGGCTCACTAAGGCTGAAATAATAACCCACAATACTGTTGACCATAATTTAATTCATGATGAGCAAGAAAACGAAATTGACTTATCCAGATTAGATTATTTAGTAGATTAATTTAACATTGGAGATATAAAATGAGTAAGATAATAAATACTAGGGATTTAGATGTTTCTTTGTCAGCTTTGGAAGAAATGACAGAAATACAAAGAATTACCGATCAATGTTGGAATGTCTTTGGTAGTGTTGATTGGTCATATTTGAACTGTGGTCAATCAGGATATACGGAGAGGGAAATTCGAGAACTGACAGGTCGTGGAGCAATTTTATGTAGGGTTCATGATATAGACAATAATGAATTTGATATATTGGTTTTTAATAGAGGTAATAAATTAACATTGGAGATATAGGAGAATATAAATGTCGAAAGGATCAAAAAGTCGTATTAAAGACCAAGCCAAATTCAATAAAGGCTTTGATAAGATATTCACTAAAGAGCCAGATACATCAAATTTAAACATAGAATGGGCTTGTTATTGTGAAAAAATTAATTTAATCCGATCCGAATATAATCTGCCAAGCAAAATATTCACAGAAAATGATAAGATTAGATTTATGGAAGTTAATCAATAATTGTCCTCATAGGACACATGGAAGTGTCCATTCAATCTCAGTCGTTCATTCATTCAATCAGTTAGCCAAACCTAGCCAAACCTAGCCAATTCAAACTAAATTCAATTAAATCTTAGCTGTAATTCTAATATTAAGCATATTATAAGCGGGAATAAATTAATAGCAATTAATAGGAATATTTTATTTACAAAATAATTTGAATCATTTAATATTAAAATAACTAATAAATATAGGAGTTAATAGTTATGGATCAATATATAAAAATAACAAGCGGGAATGGTAAAATGCAATTTATTAATAGTATCAATACCAATACAACAACAAATGATTATTGTATGACTAAATGCTCTTTTAAGGGTAAATGTTATAGCAGAAAACAAATAAATAGGTGGAAGTCTAATGGTATAGGATGGCAAAAAAACTCAGATAAGTTAAGTAAATCAATAATAGATTATGATTTGCTTCCGAAGTTTTATAATACTAATTTTGTTAGATTCCATAGTCATGGTGAATTAATCAATAATATTCATTTAATTAATTTTATGAATATATGTAATAAAAACAAAGATATTACTTTCACGTTATGGACTAAAAGAAATGATCTTATTAAAAGTCATTTTAAAACAAATAAAAAACCTAGTAATTTAATATTAATATTTAGTAATTCAAAATTAGATAAACCAATGGATAAAATACCATTACATTTTGATAAAACATTCAACGTTATTAATAAAGATAGCAATATAAAGGCTAATTGTAGCGGGAAATGTAAAGACTGCATGATTTGTTACACGATAGGAAGTAAAGAAACACAAATAATAGAGGTGATAAAATGACAATTAGAACTAAAAATAATAACTTATTAAACTATTTTATACATGATAATAGGTTTTTATCTAAAGAATATATAAAAGGTTGCGAAGATTTTTTGAAAAATGAAATTAAAAACAATCAACCAAAGACAAAGGATCACAATATAAATAAATATAAGGGTGATCTTAAAACATTAAATTATATAACCAGGAGTGTAAAACGATGAAATATATAACAGAATGTAAAACCAACAAAACAATTACAGAAGAAATCAAGTTTATTGATGCACTTACAGGTAAATATAAGCACTCAATATTCAAGAAAAATGAATATAAAAATGGCAACAGATATCAGCATAAGACAAAAAGACAAGCGCTGGAACAGATAGAAGATATGAAAAAAGATAATATAGAAATAGCCTATATTGGCAAATATTAATAACCATATATAAGGAGTAAATAAACATGAAAAAACAAGATAAGAAAAAGACCGCACATCAAAAAACAAAGTGGACTAAAGACTTTATGAATAATCTTAATAAGTTATTGAATAAAGAACTTAAGAAGATAAAAAGTAAATAACCATATAACCATAAGAGCCATTAGAAAATTCTAGTGGCTTTTTTAATGCCTAAAATATCAAGGTACACAATCATAAACGGCTACCAATAAAATGCTCAAATATGAGCTATTACGAGCTATTTCAAAGCGATATATCCTATCAAATTGGCTAAAAAGACTATCAAGGCTTTAATTGGATCTAAATTACAGATAAAAAAAAGCCTAGAAATAATCTAGGCTTTAATAAATCATTATATATATTATTCTTTTTTATCTACAATAATCTTAATAGCCTTATATAGAACATTTTTAGATTTTTCTCTATTCTGCGCATTATCACAATAAAGATCAGCTAGATGACTATCATCAAATACATTCTCATTCTTATGGAATACATCTGTTATAGTTAAATCATCCAACCATAATTTGACTACTATATATTGAGTTTTCTGTTTAAGGTTTTTCTTTACTACCTTTAAAGATTCTTGATTATTAACCATGATTAAAAAGATAAAAGAAATATTTCTAATTGTCAACCAATATTGTGCAAGTATAATAAAAGAAATCGCCTTGAAATTCTAAGTGATATATATATTAGATACACATATATCAATGATACTAATGTATTAGTAAGCATTAATTAGCTTTTATAGGAGTTTATACTTAATTAGGGTTTATGGATCGGTGGATCAACAGGTTATAGAAAGTAGTTTGCCATAGCACTAACACTCCCCTTAAATAAAAATAAGATACCATAATAGCTACTAATAAAAATAATATAGGCATCTACTACTAAAATATAAACAGTTCATAACAAGTCTGTTAGAAATCTATAAGTAAATAAGAATATTAGTAGATCATTGATTAGAATATTATTATATTAGAGAGTGGCAACCCCCATAGGCATACAGTAATATATATATATATCCATCCACACTATGGTAGGAAATATAAGACCATTAGCACTCACTAATATACTAGATATAGCCCTATTCAATCTAATACAACACAAGATGTTGCGTTTTATTTTAAAAAAACATATACTTTGAGGTGGAGTATTATGTCTAAAGATCGTGTTCAAGCAATCCTCGGTGAGTTAAATAAACGACAAGAGGAAAATAGGTTAAACTACTACCAACCCTATGAGTTTCAAAAAAGGTTTCATAAAGCTGGTATAGAGTCCTCTCAACGGCTTTTGATGGCAGCTAACAGGGTGGGTAAGTCTTATGTGGGGGCTATGGAAATGGCAGCTCATTTGACTGGATTATACCCTAAATGGTGGAAGGGGAAAAAATACGATAAACCTATTAGAGCATGGGTGTGTGGAGCTAGTAATGAAACCACAAGAGATATATGCCAGAAAGAATTATTTGGGCAACCAGACAACCCAAGAGATAGAGGAAAAGGATCTATTCCAAAACATCTCATTGGCGAAACAACAAGAAAACCAGGTGTGCCTAATGCACATTCCTCGGTGCTTGTTAAACACAGTACAGGTGGGTGGTCTAGGGTTGCCTTCAAAGCCTATGAAATGGGTGCTGAAAAATTTATGGGGGAGAGTTTAGATATTATATGGCTCGATGAAGAACCACCTCAAGATATCTACTCACAATGTATTACTCGTACTTTAGACAAGAAAGGACAAGTCTACCTGACTTTTACCCCTGAGTCAGGTATGACTGAGGTAGTACAAAACTTCACCTCAGATTTAAGACCAGGACAAGCCCTAGTTACAGCAGGGTGGGAAGATGCAGAGCATTTGACCGATGACATGAAAGAACAGATTTTAGCGGCCCTACCTCAACACGAACGTGATATGAGATCAAAGGGCATACCGATGATAGGAAGTGGATTAGTCTTTCCTATCGATGAAGATAACTTAGCCTGTGATCCTTTCACCATACCCCCTCATTTCGCAAGGATTGCAGGTCTTGATTTTGGATATGACCACCCTACAGCCGTAGTTTGGTTAGCTTGGGATAGAGATAAGGATATTGTCTACGTTTATGACTGTTACAGCATGAGTAAACAAATCCCAAGTTATCATGCATCACATATTAATGAACGGGAAGGTAGCGACTATATCCCTATAGTCTGGCCACACGATGGCTACCAACACGATAAAGGCTCTGGGATTACCCTAGCTGAACAATATCGTGATGCTTATGTTAATATGCTGCCTTTCCACTTTGAAAACCCACCAGCATTAGGCGAAAAAAAAGGGGGTAATTCGGTTGAAGCAGGCCTTATGGATATGTTAGACAGAATGGAATCTGGAAGATTTAAAGTATTTAATACCCTTTATAGCTGGTTTGAGGAGTATCGTATGTATCATCG